CGGCGATGGGATCAAGCGCACGTGAAGTCAAATCCTACGTCAAAATTAATCCTACCGCCGAGCCTTAATAATTTCCTTGTGTGAATAAAACACCAAACCATATTTGTTCCCAATCAAATCTGGTTCATTCCAATGAGTCAAGTTTGTCCCGTCAAATCTGATCGGTTGATTTTTTGCGTCAGCAATTTGTCCTTCAATTATAAGGCGACAACCTGTGAATTCTCCGAATGAAACAATAACAACGGGACCGTGATTGCTTTTGTCCTTGTGGGGTGACGAGATACAGTTATTGTTCAGATAGACGGATGTGAAGGAGTGTCCGATAGGATCACAAATCAAATGACCAACTCTCATTACTTCGTCATGAAGTGCTGGAAATTTTCGTGACATGCGACTTAAGTTGATTGTTCGTTTCGTAAAATGAAAGGCGTCGCCGATAGCACAAGCCCGATGCGTGTGAATAAAAGCAGAGCGCCCAACAGAGCACGAGCCTTTTTTTGGGATTGTTATTTTGGAAAGAATTGCTAAAAGTGGCTTGAAAAAATCCGGGTCTAAAGCCGGTAGCTGTTCAAATTTGGGAGCGTCCATCTGTAATAGAATTAAGCTAGATATTATTTTCAATTATTTTGTCCATCTCATTTTCTAAACGATCCACAAACTCTTGATCCTTGGCTTTTACCCACTCAATGTGTTTGGCACTTTTAAGATGATTTGATTTACCTCCTTTGTTGAGTTCAGATCCACATGGACATGTCATTTTTTTTAAATTAGTAGCAAGCATTCTGGCATTGCGTTTTTCACGATGTTCTTTATGATATTCAGCTTTGTATTCAGCAGCATGTTCTATTCCAGAAAAAGCCCGACAACTATTCATCATCACGGCATCCCGTCTCGCCACTTGAATCTTGTCAATCCAGTATTGCTCACGAATGCGAGATTGGACTTTGTTTTTTGTAACAAACTCTTCAACAGGAGTCATTACAACTTTTGGCCAGCCTCCATTTCTATTTATTTCCGAATACACTGGACATTTACTATTTTTAATTAAAGAGTTTGGATCCAAATTATATTTACATGCCTTTCGGTGATTGTCAAGTCGTTGCTTGAAATCTTCTGTATGTCCAACATAGAGAAAATTAGTTCCAGTAATCTCAAGCTTGTAAATAATTACGGTTCGGTCCTCGCCTTCCTTCTTTTTAGGGGTGGGAGATTTTCGTTTAGGTTTGTCAATAATTATCACGTCGCCAGCTTCCATAGTTTTATTATAGTATTATTATACATTTTTCTAAATCCTTTTGAACGATCAATTTTTTCTCACATAATAATAAATGAAAATACAGATTCTGGATAAACCCAACCTGAAGAAGGTTAAGATGAATGTGGATTCCGTGATTGACGACAAACTACTCAAGTATCCAATGATCGCCGATCTTTTTAGTAAAACAAATTTTTCTATTGTCTGTGGTAAGATGGGACAAGGGAAGACTACACTGATCACGAATTTAGTGAAGACAGTCTTTAAGAGATGTTTTGAGCACATTATCTTATTCATGCCAGCGGGATCCCGACGCAGCATTGAGAACGACATCTATGGTAAAAACATTCCATCGGACGACATTTACGACACATTAAGTGACGAAACATTAGACGAAGCGATCGGCAAAATAGAGGAAAATGCCGAAAACGAAGAGAACACATTAATCATCATAGACGATTTTCAAGCGGCTCTTAAGATGCCCGAGATCCAAGCCCGGCTTCAGAAGATCGTAACACGAATGCGCCATATGCGAACCACAATATTTATTTTACAACAGAACTTTCAAAAGTTACCGAAGTTTTTAAGAGAATTAGTCACAAATGTGATTACGTTCAATATTGGCAAATCCCAGTTAAACAAATTGTTTGAGGAGACGGTTCAGCTTGACGCAGATAAATTCCAAGCGCTGGTGGATTTAGCATTTAAAGAGAAGAACGATTGGATTGCGATTAACGTAAACGGAAATAGAAATGTTTATCGTGGTTTTGATCGGATTGTTTTTGATGATGAAAATTAATTTGTATTGTAATATTATAAAATGAAAGGTTCATACATGGTCGCACGAAAAGGAGCTGGCTCACGATTAATGGGAGCAATTAAAGGAGGACTTGAAAACCCGCTTGTTAGATTTGGAATTGGGGTTGCGAGTCCCGAAATTGGATTAGGACTTGAAGCGGCTTCCGCTTTAAAGAAGAGTGGTTTGTTAAAGAAAGCCATGTCCAATTAAAAGCACTGTTTGAGATTTAGACACATAAATTTATGTGTGTAAATTATAGAATGCCAGTTAAAAAAACAAAGAAGCCAAGAACACGCAGAGCCCCAGCAAAAAAGAAGGGACTTAAACAAAAGCAGAAGCAGAAGCAGCAGCAAAAGGTAAATGTTCAAGTTAGCACAGGCGGCGGCGGGGGCGGAACACAATTTATCCCAATGCCCAGCGCACCGGTATTTGATTACGCACAGTTAGCAAGTCTAATTCGTCCGGCAAACACGGTTGATGTTCCTATTAGAGCACAGGCAAACCCTGAACCACTACCGGCAAGAGAAGCGGAGGCGCCATCATTAATAGAGGAAATGCCAAGCGCAAAAGCACGCAAAGTCCGAAGCGATGCTGGGGTTTCTCGCAAACCCAAGGCTTCCAAAGGTTATTTTGATGAAACGTCTTCTGGGGGTGAAAGTGAGGCGCAGGTTCGCAGAACATATGAAAGAATTCAGGCATCATTAGGAAGACGGACGAGTGCTCCGTCTTTTGGGGGATTTGAACCATCAAATGAACCAATAAGAGTTCCAAGCAGCAGAAGTGTTAGTGGTCAATCAATTCAAGGTAGCACAAGAGATTTATTTGGAGATAGTCCATTGTCAGATTAGTTTCGCCAAAGCCCTACTGTTGAGCATCTCACAAAATCATATTTAAAATTGTGTTTGGCGACTAAATCTTTAAAGTCTTTTGGCATGTCGCAAATATCACAAGCGAATAAACGAAATATTAGAATTCTGGCGTTTGTTTCGTAATCATCAAAAGATTCATTCAGAATGACTTTGTATTTGGATCCCAACAGAGATTGTATTTGATCAATAAATTTTGTAATAGTAGACATTGTAGTTTTTGTTTTTGATTCAAAAATAATTTTGTTGATCAATTTTTTAAGCCAGAAAAGGTAAAATTTTAAATAGAAGATGATGGCAGAAATCAATTAGAGCCTCTTGCGCCTCAATTTGAAAACGAAGTTTAAAATGAAAAAAAATCGTTGAACATTTTGATTTTGAGAATCAGACACAAAGGATTTGTGGTTAGGGTTGGGATCTCGGGGCGAGCGAAGCGAGCTTGTTAGCATGAGATGTAAAAAGAAATTCCGTTGAATTTTTTGTTACGAGAAATGCTTTGGTAAAAATAAAATTGCGAGCGAAGCGAGCTTGTTAGCATGATGTGTAAAAAAGAATTCCGTTGAATTTTTTGTGAGCAGAAATGCTTTGGGAAAAATAAAATTCCGTTGAGAAAAAATTGGCAGCATGAAAAAAAAAATTCAAGTCCGTTGAAAATTTTGTGAGCAGAAATGCTTTGCTTGGAAAATAATCTAAAATTAAGCAAAATATTTATAAACATTAATGTTTATAAATATTTTGCTTAATTTTAGATTATTTTCCAAGCAAAGCATTTCTGCTCACAAAATTTTCAACGGACTTGAATTTTTTTTTTCATGCTGCCAATTTTTTCTCAACGGAATTTTATTTTTCCCAAAGCATTTCTGCTCACAAAAAATTCAACGGAATTCTTTTTTACACATCATGCTAACAAGCTCGCTTCGCTCGCAATTTTATTTTTACCAAAGCATTTCTCGTAACAAAAAATTCAACGGAATTTCTTTTTACATCTCATGCTAACAAGCTCGCTTCGCTCGCCCCGAGATCCCAACCCTAACCACAAATCCTTTGTGTCTGATTCTCAAAATCAAAATGTTCAACGATTTTTTTTCATTTTAAACTTCGTTTTCAAATTGAGGCGCAAGAGGCTCTAATTGATTTCTGCCATCATCTTCTATTTAAAATTTTACCTTTTCTGGCTTAAAAAATTGATCAACAAAATTATTTTTGAATCAAAAACAAAAACTACAATGTCTACTATTACAAAATTTATTGATCAAATACAATCTCTGTTGGGATCCAAATACAAAGTCATTCTGAATGAATCTTTTGATGATTACGAAACAAACGCCAGAATTCTAATATTTCGTTTATTCGCTTGTGATATTTGCGACATGCCAAAAGACTTTAAAGATTTAGTCGCCAAACACAATTTTAAATATGATTTTGTGAGATGCTCAACAGTAGGGCTTTGGCGAAACTAATCTGACAATGGACTATCTCCAAATAAATCTCTTGTGCTACCTTGAATTGATTGACCACTAACACTTCTGCTGCTTGGAACTCTTATTGGTTCATTTGATGGTTCAAATCCCCCAAAAGACGGAGCACTCGTCCGTCTTCCTAATGATGCCTGAATTCTTTCATATGTTCTGCGAACCTGCGCCTCACTTTCACCCCCAGAAGACGTTTCATCAAAATAACCTTTGGAAGCCTTGGGTTTGCGAGAAACCCCAGCATCGCTTCGGACTTTGCGTGCTTTTGCGCTTGGCATTTCCTCTATTAATGATGGCGCCTCCGCTTCTCTTGCCGGTAGTGGTTCAGGGTTTGCCTGTGCTCTAATAGGAACATCAACCGTGTTTGCCGGACGAATTAGACTTGCTAACTGTGCGTAATCAAATACCGGTGCGCTGGGCATTGGGATAAATTGTGTTCCGCCCCCGCCGCCGCCTGTGCTAACTTGAACATTTACCTTTTGCTGCTGCTTCTGCTTCTGCTTTTGTTTAAGTCCCTTCTTTTTTGCTGGGGCTCTGCGTGTTCTTGGCTTCTTTGTTTTTTTAACTGGCATTCTATAATTTACACACATAAATTTATGTGTCTAAATCTCAAACAGTGCTTTTAATTGGACATGGCTTTCTTTAACAAACCACTCTTCTTTAAAGCGGAAGCCGCTTCAAGTCCTAATCCAATTTCGGGACTCGCAACCCCAATTCCAAATCTAACAAGCGGGTTTTCAAGTCCTCCTTTAATTGCTCCCATTAATCGTGAGCCAGCTCCTTTTCGTGCGACCATGTATGAACCTTTCATTTTATAATATTACAATACAAATTAATTTTCATCATCAAAAACAATCCGATCAAAACCACGATAAACATTTCTATTTCCGTTTACGTTAATCGCAATCCAATCGTTCTTCTCTTTAAATGCTAAATCCACCAGCGCTTGGAATTTATCTGCGTCAAGCTGAACCGTCTCCTCAAACAATTTGTTTAACTGGGATTTGCCAATATTGAACGTAATCACATTTGTGACTAATTCTCTTAAAAACTTCGGTAACTTTTGAAAGTTCTGTTGTAAAATAAATATTGTGGTTCGCATATGGCGCATTCGTGTTACGATCTTCTGAAGCCGGGCTTGGATCTCGGGCATCTTAAGAGCCGCTTGAAAATCGTCTATGATGATTAATGTGTTCTCTTCGTTTTCGGCATTTTCCTCTATTTTGCCGATCGCTTCGTCTAATGTTTCGTCACTTAATGTGTCGTAAATGTCGTCCGATGGAATGTTTTTACCATAGATGTCGTTCTCAATGCTGCGTCGGGATCCCGCTGGCATGAATAAGATAATGTGCTCAAAACATCTCTTAAAGACTGTCTTCACTAAATTCGTGATCAGTGTAGTCTTCCCTTGTCCCATCTTACCACAGACAATAGAAAAATTTGTTTTACTAAAAAGATCGGCGATCATTGGATACTTGAGTAGTTTGTCGTCAATCACGGAATCCACATTCATCTTAACCTTCTTCAGGTTGGGTTTATCCAGAATCTGTATTTTCATTTATTATTATGTGAGAAAAAATTGATCGTTCAAAAGGATTTAGAAAAATGTATAATAATACTATAATAAAACTATGGAAGCTGGCGACGTGATAATTATTGACAAACCTAAACGAAAATCTCCCACCCCTAAAAAGAAGGAAGGCGAGGACCGAACCGTAATTATTTACAAGCTTGAGATTACTGGAACTAATTTTCTCTATGTTGGACATACAGAAGATTTCAAGCAACGACTTGACAATCACCGAAAGGCATGTAAATATAATTTGGATCCAAACTCTTTAATTAAAAATAGTAAATGTCCAGTGTATTCGGAAATAAATAGAAATGGAGGCTGGCCAAAAGTTGTAATGACTCCTGTTGAAGAGTTTGTTACAAAAAACAAAGTCCAATCTCGCATTCGTGAGCAATACTGGATTGACAAGATTCAAGTGGCGAGACGGGATGCCGTGATGATGAATAGTTGTCGGGCTTTTTCTGGAATAGAACATGCTGCTGAATACAAAGCTGAATATCATAAAGAACATCGTGAAAAACGCAATGCCAGAATGCTTGCTACTAATTTAAAAAAAATGACATGTCCATGTGGATCTGAACTCAACAAAGGAGGTAAATCAAATCATCTTAAAAGTGCCAAACACATTGAGTGGGTAAAAGCCAAGGATCAAGAGTTTGTGGATCGTTTAGAAAATGAGATGGACAAAATAATTGAAAATAATATCTAGCTTAATTCTATTACAGATGGACGCTCCCAAATTTGAACAGCTACCGGCTTTAGACCCGGATTTTTTCAAGCCACTTTTAGCAATTCTTTCCAAAATAACAATCCCAAAAAAAGGCTCGTGCTCTGTTGGGCGCTCTGCTTTTATTCACACGCATCGGGCTTGTGCTATCGGCGACGCCTTTCATTTTACGAAACGAACAATCAACTTAAGTCGCATGTCACGAAAATTTCCAGCACTTCATGACGAAGTAATGAGAGTTGGTCATTTGATTTGTGATCCTATCGGACACTCCTTCACATCCGTCTATCTGAACAATAACTGTATCTCGTCACCCCACAAGGACAAAAGCAATCACGGTCCCGTTGTTATTGTTTCATTCGGAGAATTCACAGGTTGTCGCCTTATAATTGAAGGACAAATTGCTGACGCAAAAAATCAACCGATCAGATTTGACGGGACAAACTTGACTCATTGGAATGAACCAGATTTGATTGGGAACAAATATGGTTTGGTGTTTTATTCACACAAGGAAATTATTAAGGCTCGGCGGTAGGATTAATTTTGACGTAGGATTTGACTTCACGTGCGCTTGATCCCATCGCCG